CCCTTGGACAGCGCCGCCCCGAACCCCCTTGCGCTCGGGATGATGCTCAGATAGGCGGCACCGACTTCAGCCATCAGTCCTCCTTGGCAAGTTGACGAGCGCGGAACGCCGCAGCCCTACTCGTGATCGTGTCGACCTTCTTGGCTTCCTCGCCGGGACGAGCCAGCGGCTTCGGTACGTTCCTGCCCTCAGACCCGTCCTTGGACCGCTGCCAGTTCGCACCGGCCAGCAGGTCCACCACGCCCGCGAGCAGGTGTGCCTCGTTGGTCCATGCGCCGGGCACCTTCATGGCCCGCCACAGGGCCGCACCGGGCGGCAGGTTGGCCATGAGCGCGGCAGCCTTGCGCGGCGTCAGGAGACCCCGCCATAGGTCCAGCAGGTCGCGTTGGTAGTAGTGCGCGAAGTCGGCCTCGAGAGCCCCGGCATAGTCCCTCAGGACGACGACGAGGCTTTGAGGTTTCCCAGGGCCTCCATGATGGCGTTGAGGAACCTGTCGGTCGGCTCACCGGGGACGCGCCCATCGGGGAGGCGAACTCGGTCCTTGAACGCGGACCACTGCTCCTTGCCGACGAACATGCGCGCCACCGCGAAGTTCTTGCCGTCCTCGATGAGCTCGAACAGCTCCACGTTGTCAGCAGTCTCACGCGGGATGACGTACTCGACACCCTCGAACTCGAAGCGGATGTCCTCGCCCTTGGCCTCAGCCTTGGCGGCGTGGTCCGTGGGTTTCTTGGCGGTGCTCGGTACAGCCATGGTGTTCTCCTAACAGGCGGCAGGCAGGCCAACGGCTCCGATGCCTGCGAATCGGAGCCGTTGGGTTAGAGGGGAGAGTCAGGTCACGCGATCGGGTAAACGACCGCCGTGCTGTTCGTGACGATGCTGAAGTCACCTGTGATGTCCACCGTGAACTCGTAGATCGTCAGCTCTTCGGACGACATCACGACATCGCCACGATCGCCCACAGTGCCAACCGGGATGATGTACCGGGTCTGGATCGCGGTGCCCTCGAACTCATCGACGACCCACGCGCGAGGGTCCGAGGTCATCCCACCGGGAACCGTGATCGTGGACACGCCGGTCGTGGTGACGCCGGTCGACCCGGCGTGCATCAGCCCGAGGACGATAGCGTTCTCCTCGGTGCACTGGAACTTGAACGAGTTCTCTGTGCCGGTGACCTTCGTCTTGACGACTGTGCCGCCCTGGTGCGCCTTGAACTTCTTGACATCGACCTTGCGGGACAGTGAGACGCCAGCCTCACCAAGCCAGCCCATGTCCTTGTAGTCGGCCGCGACAGCCGCGAGGGCAATGGGTCCAGTGGTGCCGGATGCAGCCGCGTAGACGGCGGACAGGATGTCCCCATAGACGCGGACACCAGCGAGGTTCTTCGCCATGAGGATCAGCTCTCTTTCTTGATGTCAGGCTCGGGGGTCCGGGCCAGTCCGTAGTACAGGAGCCGGGCGGCTTCTGCGTCGTCGACTTCGAGGGTGGTGTCCGGCCTGTGGTTCTTGCCGTCAGCACTCGTGTAGGGGTAGGCGAGGATGATCTTGGGCATGGTGTCTCCTCAGACGGTGATGATGGAGCCGTGGACGAGCAGTTCTGCAACGAAGTAGCGCCGCGGGACGACGTCAGGGATCGGCGAAGGCCCGGTCGTCTCGGTGACCTTCCGCACGGGGCCTTGACCAGCGGCGCCGGAGAAGATCGCCCGTGTCAACCGTGCGAGGTCGGTGGCGTCGGCCTCGGTGGCCGCGTACACGTTGACGCCGACACGGGCTGCCTCGGTGAGCGGGTTGATCTTTGGCCCGCCATCCCGCCGCACTGTGACCAGACGTGCCGGGCGGGTTGTGGGGACCGTGTTGGAGACGACAACGCCGGTCGTGTAAGCCTCGGGTCGGGCGGTCAGTTTGCCCCGAAGGTAGGTGCAGGCCCACAGTTCGACGTCGTCGAAGATCGCAACCTCAGCCATCACGCACCCTTCGCAGAGTCGAGAGCCCGCGCGAGGTTGCCAGTGTTGGCCTCAACGAACATCGAGTGCGTGGCGTTCGCGTAGACGCGAGAGACGACGCGGTCCTTGTGAACCTCGTCGACAACCTCGATGCCTGCGAGATAGGCGCCCGATGCGACCGGGGCCGAAGCCCTCGCAGCGGCAGCGGCACGCTCCGCACGACGGTGCAGTTCAGCAGCGACCTCGGGAGACTTCAACACCTCGGCGATACCTCGGTGGTTCAGCACGATCCTGGTCTTCATCGAAACCCCCTCGGGGACGATCGGGACGCGCTACCGTGGATGGACCTACCAGAGGAGAGCAGCCGTGGACGGCTACATGATCGACGTGCAGTACGACGAGCAGACCTTGCGCGTACACGCGAAGAACAGCGCCGCCCGGTTCGCGTTGACCGGAGCCAAGAGCGAAGCGGTCATGGGCGACGACGACAGGTATCACGTCCAGACTCGCGCCGGTGAGACCGACATCGAGATCCCGCGGGCCAACATCGCAGGCGCCACATTCAAGGGCGCCAACATGATGGTCAACGGCAACCTAATCGTCACCACGACAGACGGCGGCAAGTTCCAGCTTCACTTCCGCAAGAAGCAGCAGGCCGGCTTCGAGACGTTGGCCCGCGAACTCGGAGCAGTAAGGGTCTAACCGGCCGTTCTTGAGGTCTGCACCACAAGGCCGGGACGCCATGAACCGAGACGCCAGTCGGCAGCCTCGCCCAGAACGTCGTAGTCGAGGCCGCGGACACGGACCCGGTTCGCCGGGGTGATCATGGTCCCCGCTGGCATCCCGCTCTGCAGGTAGAGAGTCCACCCGCTCGTCGTACTGTTGCGCGCGTCCTGCACCGGCTCGGAGGATGGGCGCGGCTCGCACAGGACGTTGTCGACTGGGACCTCGGTCGGTGGCGTGGTCCAGTCGGTGCCAGTTGGCAGGCCCGAGTATGCGTCAAGGATCGGGGTGCCCGTCAGGACGATGACCGTCTCACCAGGGAGGCTCATATCAGCCGTAGAGCGGGTAGCCGGCGATGTCGGCCCCGCACGAGCAGTAGGTCGCGCCGAAGTTCAGGGAGCAAGTGTCGGCGTGGATGGTTGAGGTGGCGACTGTGTCGACAGAGAACGCGCCGCTCTTAACGCCTCCCGAGCAGACATTTTGCAGGCTGGTGATCTCGGACGGCCAGTACATGCCACGCCGCGTGACTGTAGTGTCGATCGTCTCGCCAAACGGGCCAGCTGTTACGGATGAGCGAGCACCCGAACCGGCGTCATTCCAGCGCATGATCGCGCCGCGCATGATCGCCATCACCGCGCGTGTTTGGAGTGCAGTCAGCGACGGATTGACCTGGATCGAGGTTGACGATCCGACCGACGTCGTGATGATCGCCGCACCACCAAAGGTCTCAGACAACGTCAGCGTGGTACTGGATGGCACTGACGCCACGAAGTACATGGTGCCCTCAATTAGCGGAGCACCGCCGGTCATCGCACCCAGCCGCACACGGTCACCCACGACCAAAGCCGTTACAGCAGACACCGTCAGGATGCCTGTGGTTATGGCCACAGAGACTGTGCCAAGGCTGGTGTCGAGGCAGGGTGCGGCCAGCAGGGCCATCGCTTCCGCGTCTTCGATCATCTGATCGGCGGTCAGGCCCAAACCGGCGCCTGTGCCAATAGGTAGATCGGACGACACAAGGTAGATGCTCATGCTGGCCGCCTCCTGCTACTTCTCGGTTTTCGGTGTAGCGGCCTTCTCGGCTGGTGCCTTCTTGGCCAGTGCCTTTGGAGCAGGCTTCTCGGCCGGCTCCCACTCGCTGCCCAGCCGGGCAGCCGTCTCGTCAGAGACAGAGACGACCGCACCGGACTGGACGTTACGAAGGCGAGGCATCAGACGAGGTCGTGGATCTTGGCGAACGCGTTCAGATCCGCGATGCCCCAGCCGTAGACGACCTCTGCGCGGAATGCGACCTGGTTGTTCCGCTTCAGGTCGCCGCCGCCGTCGGGGTCGCCGTACTTGATGACCTCGAGGCCGATGCTCTTCTGAACGCCCCAGCGGATCGCCGCGAAGTCACCGACGAAGCCGAGGACCTTCGTGTCGACCGCGAGGACACCAGTCCCGTTGACGGTGTTGGACACCGACGCGCGGTGACCGTCGAGCTCCGACACGCTGGTCCCGAGCACGAGGTTCGGGTAGAGCTTCTGCTCGGAGTTGGTGCCGCGGATCGCCGAGAACTTCGACGCGTAGGTCGTGGACAGGGCGATGTCGCGAGGCAGGAACCCGTCAGCCAGGATCAGCGCGTCGGCCGCATCCAAGCTCACGTAGGGCTTGTCCGCCGCGACGTACTCGACGAGGTTCGTCGTGCTGGTGAGCCCGCCCGTCATGGCAGCCACGACAGCGCCGCCAGTGGGGTTGATCTCGTGGAACACGCCGAAGTCCAGAG